AAAAATGGCGAATTCAACATCTGCTAACCTAAAACTTACAGTACAAGCAACCGGTGAAAACTCGGGAACTTGGGGTCAAATTACAAATACAAACTTACTTATTTTAGAACAAGCCATTGGTGGTTTTACAACTTTTAACTTAACTAATGCTAACAGAAGTTTAACTTTTACAAATGGTGCTTTATCAAATGGTAAAAATGATGTTATTAAATTAACAGGAACTTTAGCAGCTAACAGAACAGTTAGTATACCAGATGGAATTGAAAAAGTTTATAACGTACAAAACGCATGTGATCATGCAGGGAATACTTTAACTTTTAAAACATCATCAGGTACAGGTGTTCTTTTATGTGAAGGAAATAACTATGTACTATATTCTGATGGTACAAACGTTGTAAAATTATCTGAGCAAAGAAACTGGAGAGTGGTTTCAGCAGCTGAAACAGTTCAAGCCGGAGCTCAGCTTTTAGTAAATACAAGTGGTGGAGGAGTAACAATTACGCTTCCAGCGTCACCTGCTACAGGAGATGAAGTTTCATTTGTAGATCAAGGATATGACTTTAATAGTAACGCATTGACTGTTGGAAGAAATTCTTCTAACATAGCTAATGCAGCATCAGATCTTACAGTTATCAGATCTTACAGTTAATACACAAGGCGCAGCTTTTTGTTTAGTCTTTTCAGGAGATGCAACAACAGGTTGGACGTATAAGGAGAAATAATAGATGTCAAATTACGAAGCAACTAAATATAATTTTGATGGATCAGATCTTACTGGTATCGAAGGAATTCCTACAGCAACTATTGTACCATGGTCAGATTCTTCAATACCAACAGGTTTCTTAGAATGTAATGGTGCAGCAGTTTCAAGATCAACTTACGCTGCATTATTTGCAATCATAGGTACAACTTATGGAGCTGGAGATGGTGCATCAACTTTTAACCTACCTGATTTACAAGACAACGTACCAATTGGAAAATCTGGAACTAAAGCTTTAGCATCAACTGGTGGAGCTAACACTGTTCAATCAACTGGAAACGTTGGTGGTTCTACAGCGAACGCAACTTTAACAACTGCACAACTTGCTAGTCACAGTCACGTAGTTCCAACAGCGGGAGATTTATCTCCTAACAACGACACACGTAGAGCATTAAGAGGTCAAAACCCTAACCCTTCTCAAATTAATAGTGCAAACGAAGGTTCAGGTACAGGTCACTCTCACAACATGAGTGCAACTTTTACAGGTGATTCAACTTCGGTTGTTCAACCTTATATAGCAGTTATTTATATTATTAAAACGTAGGAGAAATTATGGCAACAAACGCACAATGGACAGTAATAATGGATGATAAAAAAATTATCAAACAAAGTGGTGATGCAGCTGGAACTGCATATGAAGTTGTTGATAATGATTTTTGGGGATTAGCTAAATGGAATAACATTTGGGCTATTCAGTATGGAACACCAAATCCAAGTGATACTGTAGAATATAGAGATACAACTCCGCATAGTACTTGGGAAGATGCAAACTTAGGTGATTTTCAAGATTTTATTGATAGATGGGATGCAGCTCATTTAGCTTTTTTACAAGAAGAATGGGACAACAATAATGTTGTAGATGAAGAAGGAAATCCTGGAGAAACTGAAGCGGATAAGATAGCTAGATTGGGTGCAAGACCCACATCTTATTCTTCATAATAGAAGAAATTTTAGAAAGGAAAAATTTATTTTGTGAATAAATACATTAATTGTATTAATTATATAGTTAAACAAAATAATAAGGACTCTTTAAATCTCATAAAAATATATAACAGATTAAGAACATGGAAATGTTCTGAAGATATTTGTTATGCTGGTTTATTTTACACAACAGAAGATAGAAAAATTGTTAGTCAATTAATAGGAAAAAAAGCAGAATCTCTGTATTCTTCTAATACTAAAGAATCAAAAATTATATCTTTAGCGATTAAATTAAACAAACCTTTTATAAATGTAATTGATAATTACTTTGATCAATACTCTATTTTAGAATCATATTATTATTTTAGAGATAAAGTTCCTTGGAGATTTATAGGTTCTGGTGCGGATAATAATCGTTGGCGAAAATTTAAATATGATTTAGATTTTAAAAATAAAATAGAATTAAGATTTAAAAAAGAAACAGAAGCAATATTAAAAAATTCTAATTACTTTGATATACTTAAACCTGAAAGAGTTTATGCAAGTGCGAGTCCTTATGGCACAGTTAATTTACCTCATAAAGATTATGAAGGAACAGATGGATTAACTATTATGTTTTATCTTAATCATGATTGGAGTTTAGACTTAGCTGGAGAAACTGTTTTTTATAATGATCAAAATAATGAAATTGAAAAAAGTGTTATACCTAAACCTGGTAGAGTTTTATTTTTTGATGGTAATATTACACATGCCGCTAGAGATACAGCGAGAAACTTTAATGATTTAAGAATGGTATTAACTTTTAAATATGAAATAAATATTTAAATCTATTCATATTCTAATACAAAAATACTAGCTGAATATCTTCTCATATTTGGAACATTACTTGCATGTGGAGAGTGATACCAACTTGCAGGGAACATAACCGCTCTGTTTTCTCTAAAACCCACATGTATATCTAAGTTTAAAGTTTCTTCCTCTTTGGTGTAAAAAACAGTTCCATTTGTAACGGCCGTTGGCCCGGCTATATATATTAATATATTTTGATAATTTAATTTATCTTCTTCTTCACTAACGCTATCTTGATGAGGCACAAAGCGATCAAGATTTCTAAGATCAATTCCACTTTTACTATGAATTGTTTTTATTTTAAACTTAAATTTTTTTTCACATTGCATAATTAATGTTTTTTTTAATTCTTTATCATTTTCTAAATCAAATCTATCTCCATAATAATTTTCTTTTATTTTATCTTTTGAAGTAACAATAGATCCATCTTTATTTTTTTCAAAAAACTGAGGAGTAAACATTAAATTTTTTGTTACATGATTTTTTATCTTTAAAAATAATTCTTCTTCAAAAAAATTATCTATTATTTTAATCATCTAATCATCATCCATGATGTAATAATATATTTTTCACCAGATAGTGGTGGATTTCCTCTGTGTAAATAGGGAAAACCAGAAGGCCAAATAACTATTCTACCTGTTTTAGGTTTTACTCTTTGAGAAAATTTTAAAAATTCTGTTTCTCCACCCTCTTCAACATCATTTAAATATATAGAAAAAACAAAAGCTCTAGGTTCATTATCAAATCCTTTACCGTGTTCTATGTGCCAAACATGATAACCTTCTTTAGGCAAAGTTTTTTGTATTTTTAAATTTGTATAAAAGAATTTATCGTTATAACATTCTCTAGCTCCCGTATGCTCAATATAGTGTCTCCAGGCCATATCGTAATTATGGATTAAAGGTTTTAACTCTTCCCACCAAGTATCTATACATCCAGCATTTGCAAAATATTGTTGATCTTCTTTATATAAAATAGATGCTTTTTCTCCACCAATTCTATTGACTGTATTGTTAAATTTATTTTGATCTTCAAATAATTTAATAGCTTTATTACATTCTTCTTGTGTAATGTAATTATCATACACACCAATAAAATTATTTATATTAACTGTTCTTTCCATTTTAATTTTTCCTTTCAGTGTTAAATGATATTATTAATCTTTGTTCATCCTCATTTAATCTTCTAACTTCATGTGGAATCATTGAGGGAAACATTAATAATTTATTTTTTGTAAAGTTATAAGCAAAAGGTTCAAATAATCTATCATAAAAATAAGTAGGACTGTGACCTTTTAGATAAATTATACCTGAATAATAAGATCCATCATGAGTATGAATACTATGTTGATCATTTTTGTTGTATAATTGAGCCCAATTAAATCTTAAAAATAATTTGTGATTATCAAGAATATCTATTATTTGTTTTTTTACATTTTTTAATAAAGGAAAGTTTAAGATATTTAAGTATTCAAACGTTGTGTTTTGTTCAGAGGATTTTAGATTTTTAACTAAATGCCT